AATTGTAAGTGGATCACCTGAGTCAGGACGGATTACAACTGTAGCGCCGGAGTCGATGATTTGTTGTCTAAGTTCTTCTCCCCAGAGTTTGTCGACGGCGTTGAAGACGTCATAGGAATCTGACACAATAGCAACAATAGATCCTGGTTTTGCGAAATTGGTGAGCATATTACGGTAAGCGTCGACTTCTCCTGCTCGTCCCCAACTTGTAATTGTTGAGTGTTCTGCGGCAGGAATTGAAAAGCCAGCAATCCCAGCGTTATAGTACTCACGAGCAAACAACAGACCGGTAACAGTATCGGTGCCCATGAAATTAACGAGGTGTGCCGCCCCTCCAATTCCAGCACTTTCCATGCTAGAGACACCACGAGCACCAAAATCGTGCAACTTAAAATCAATAGTAGTAGGATCACCTGTTTTCTCCAAATAGTCTAGGATTACAGTCTTAATAGACTTTGATTGAGTTGCTACTGTGGTAGGATACCAAATAGCACGAAGTAAGGCTGTTTCCAACCATGTAGTTAACCAATAGCAGTTAAAATCTGTGTTTTCAATTGTTGCCAAAACGTTCTTGACAGGCACTACTGTACCTTCAGGTACTGCCCTAATAACCACGGGCAAGTAACCGCCGTGTGTATCAAGAATGTACTGCCAACCTTCTTTGTTAAAAGGTTCACCGTGCGCTGTCCAAATTTCATTTGCGATATCGATATCAGCCTGTGTAATTGGATCGAGCAAGTACTCTTTGATAAAAGCCTGTAGTCCGAAGAATACAGTTTCGTCATAGCGTCCGCCACGTGATTCAATGTAACTATAAACACCTGTGGTGCCCATAGGATATTGTTTGAACATACTTGCTTTGTATGAGTCTGTGTTGAGAATAATATTTTTTGCGAGTTTCATTTTAAAAGTTCCTTTTAATTTAATTGCCTTAGGTCTATCCTTAGGACTTAGGCTCCAACGAAGTGCTGGAGTATTTCATAATGGTCTTCAAAGCAGTCCTCACTACGGACTTCTGCAATAGGCACCCATCTAGCCTTTTCAGCGTCATCAGCACCTTTTACCTTGGGCAGTTCGCCGTCCGGTAATTGGATATGAAACGCATGAGTGATAATACGTCCTCGTGGACTACGGTCAATAGCATCGAACACTTTACTGCGAACGATACTGCCACGTAGTACAGGAGCAGGTACTTTGATCATTGTTTCCTCACGTAGTTCACGCAACATAGCATCTTCTACTGTGCGGTCTGTAGTAGAGTTTACATAACCACCTGGTAATGCCCAAAGGCCTTTGCCTGGCTCTGCACGGCGCTTGATCAACAGCACATGGCCTGATTGGATAACAACAGCATCAGCAGTACTAAAGATCGGAGGATACTTTAGTCCAGCATATTGCTTTTTGTATTCAATAACAAATTCACGTTCACGAATTACTTGTTCGTATTCTGGAGTATCTTTGAATTCATCGAGGAAGTCATAGGTAGTTTCTGGAACTACACCTTTGATAAACTTCATGTTTACATCACGTTTGAAATACAGTTCACGGATGTCTGTTGCGTCCAAAGGCTCTAGCAATTCTACTTCTTCAAATCCCCACTGTGGGAACATGTCCAGGTAAAAACTACTGGGGTCTTTACGGTGCCCAATGATACCAATTTTATCACCAAGTTGTGTATGTTTGGCAACTAAGGCCTGTACACGAACTGCCCATGCTTGGTCATTGTAAATGGTATCTGGATTTGGTTCAATACTAACTGTCAATGTACCGCCAAAGCCCCTAGTGGCTTCGTAGATCATTGTACGGCGTTCTTTAAATGTAAATGGGTTTTTATATGTACGGGGCTGGTTAGCACTACCGCAAATGAAAACTAAATTTTTGGCTAATGCTGTAGCACGTGATGCCAACAGTAAATGAGCATTGTGAAATGGTTGAAAACGTCCAATAAGGACTAGGGTATCATACTTCTTAGACATTGAAAAATCCTTTCAATAATGTCAGCGCAGAGTCTATCTCGTTGCTATGTTTTTATTTATGTTTTAATTATAAAGCCTTTACGTTTATGAGTCAACCGTTATTAATGATTTGGAAAACTTTATTTGCCAAAATACGTTCTTTACTAAAGGCTTCCAATTCCCAAGGTTGTTCATAATACTGTTTGCGTACCTTTTTGCCCATCCAATATCTTGTTTTTTGCCCCAACTTATGCTTGATTTGTCCACGAGCATATTGCTTGACATGTACCATTTCGTGTGCTATTGTAAGCACTAGGCGTTCTAAGTCTAGTCCAGAATCTAAAACCATTACTAGATATTTTGGGCCTACGTGAGAGACAATTCCTCGAGAATCGGTTTCAAACCGCATGCCACGTTTAGTACGAACATCCAATGTCCAAGTACTTTTTTTAAGTTTGAGGTCTTGTTCAAAATATTTAACTACCATTCCGACAAATTCTTTAGTACCAGGATTTCGAATGTTTAATTGGATATTCATATAGAACCTTTCTGTGTGTAAGTACATATTATACAATAAAAAAGGCTACCGAAGTAGCCTTTTGGTGATTTCTGTTACGAGGTATTTCCTACCCTAAGCGGTGTTTAGGCCGCTAAAGAATAAACGCTATCGTTGGCATTTATAGATTTTGCTTCTACGGCCGAGTTCCCCCAACCCTAACGGGTTTCACATTCCCGATTCTCCAGTAGCCCTCAAGCGCCAATCGATATCCAAGTATGGCCCACCTAAATATACTTTCCAATATGCTTAGGTGGACCATTCGGGAATCGAACCCGAGTCTTGCTCGCTATACTTCTACCTTCAACGAATTTTGTTTTTGTGGCACACTTGTTTTAAGTCTACCAGCAATAAATCCTTTATCTAGAACTATATTATATATTTATTTTTGGAACTTGTCAACTGATTATGAATGATATGTACAATAGAAATTAAGAGGAGCAGTTAAAGCAACACTAATATAATATGTTCCTTCATCAGCCTCTTGATCTAACTGCTGGATTGATAAAATACCTGTAGTTTGATTAAAACTTAGTGTAAGATTTCCGGGTTCTCTTCCGGTGTAACTTTGTAATACCGGAGTCCAAGTTTGATTGAAATCTATATTTCCTCGAGGAATTGTATTAACTGTAACAGTACAACCTAGATCCCCGTGATTGTCCTCGTAAACACTATAAGGATATATACCTGCGGCCGTTGCGGCAGGAACAATAGTTCCTATATGACCACCACTTGCTGTAAATGATCGGGTGTTTTCGTAATAGTCTGCAATTCCTACCTGTACCTGTAAAGTGGCATCAACGTTCCCTGAAAATGTCCAAACTTCTTGATCATCGGTTTCCCTTAAAAGTATAGTCTGTTTGGCCACTGGATCATATATGGTAGAATAACCAGCAAGTCCCGATACGTAAGGACTAGCACTATAGGTTCCATATTCATTTACTGTAGCAACTGTTACTGTATAAGTCCTGCCAGGTACAACTGATACTGAAGTGATATAATATGAATTTGGGTTAAAATAATTACCGCTATAGGATCCCACGTTTAGGGTAGTCACATCTAGTGGACATGTCCAATATGTTACTCCAGAAGTAAAATTAACAGTTCCATAAGTATTAAATGCTCCGTTAAAATTTCCTAACGATATAGTACCACTTGAAGGTACAGGTGTATCTACATATGAAGAACTTACGGGACTAACTGGAAGTAATCCTCGTTCGTATGCTGATACATAATACCCGCCTGCGTATAATTGCGAAAGCGATATATTACTTGCTCCATGATTGAATTCGTGTGCTAGTTGACTAAACGATATTGACATAACTGTTCCTATATAATTGACGGGCCTAACAAGTAACCCCCGCCCAGTCCTATCAATACGCTATGCGTAACGCTTGCTAGGTACAGTATTTATTATGATTTTTGTACGTTTGAAGGGATCCAACCCTTGTTTGATTCGATCAATTCATAGGTTACACTATCGTTTACATCAAAACCTGAATAATTAGGGGCTGTATGTATAAATGTAAAGGGAATATCTGAAGTGCCGTCATCGGGTTTAATCCACCCGAAATGGCTTTGTTTATTATAAGAAGTTATTTTTCCTGTTGCCATTATCCGTTTACCTTAACTGAACTAATTCCCGGACCTGCTTCGGATCCGTCTTTTCTAGCATCACCAACTCTGTGTACTGCTTTATTATTCACAAATACGTTTGAAGAGCCAACTGACGCTACTTGATTACCTGCTATGCCTTGAGGATGAGTTCTAGGATTGTACTCACTATCATTCGAAGAACTACTACTGCCCACAGTAGCAACAGGTTTGTTCCCTGCGTTTACATTTCCGGATAGGCCCTGATTTAACGGAGCACCCCCGTGTGTATTAGTATCCCCTTGAACTGATATATTTGGCATGATATTATTTACGCTAGGGCAATACCTGTGGTACCTTGCATGTATTGATCTGCGGCATCTTTCTTGCTAGGCATCATTAAAAATACATGAATTTTTTGTAATGTAACTGTATCAGAGTCGCCTAGAAATACCCAAGGAATCATTCCTAATCCTTGTGCGTTTACAGTTAATGCCAAAGGTCTATTAATTGTAATAGTATCAGCATCTTCGCTTTCATAGCGAGCAATAATTTCGTCACCGTTGATAATTTTAATAGTTACAACGGATCCTTGGGTGATTGGTTTTTTAAGTAGCATGTTAGTCCTTATAATGTTGAAGCCATAGGAAATACTTCTGCGATTACTTTAGCACAAGCAATAGCGATTTCTTGGTGTTCTAGTTGTGTTCCATTTGCGGAACGTAATTCAATGTAGTGTACCCAACTACGTAGTGTACCATTCATGTACAGACGACTTTCTGTAAGTCCTTCTGGTAGTACAGCACGAGCCTGTTCTTTAGCAATACCTTTTAAGATTGCCCATTCATAAACTTCTTTGGCTTTCTTGGTCAAATCCATTTGTAGCATTTCCCACTGATAGGCAATTTGACGATGATGGTCGTCTTCTAGATCGAGAGGTCGACTATTTTGCCTGTTTGTGTGATCTTGTAGCCTTGCGTCTCTAAGTACGAAATTAAGATCTTTCGTTGGGTCGGCGTAGCGTTGGCTAAACTCTTGGAAACTAAAGGATCTATGTCTAAGTATTTGTCTTGCGATGTCTCTGGTTGTTGTAATTTCGAGACAGGCTGAGACCATTTCGAGTGGTGACCAGTGCTGGTGCTTGATGAGGTATCTGATGAGTTTTTCTGATGTCTCGGTGTTAAGTTGGTTGCTTGGGTTGGACACACGGGCGCAATAGGCGATGAGTTCTTGGGCATCATCGATTCCCAATGCGCGAAATTCTTCGGTAGGTTGGCTGTAACTAAGTAGTCGAACATTCATTTAATTTTACTTTCTATTTACGTGGTTTGCAATTTGGCTTGTTTCACCTTTACGGCGATTATTTTCTCTTTCAAGGAATCTAATACGTTGAACTAATTCAGCAAGTTGGTTTGTTAGTATTGAAACTTTCTTTTCTAACTGTTCAATCTTTTTATCATTTTCCATTTTCAACATCCTTGTCTGTAATCATTCCTTCTAGTAGTTTGTAATGATCATATGCTTTTTTAAGTGCTTGATATTTTTCTAACTTCTTAGGATCTGGAACAAGTATAGCAAGACGTTCATTTATTTTTTCTAATGTTTCGATTAGACTAACACCTTTAATAGTTACATCATCATCGAAGGTAGCCTTACCTGTAACCTGTAAAGATGGTTGCGTCATTCCATTACTAATAGTGGCCCAGTTAGCACTACTACCACCATTAACAAGTACAGCACTAGTCAACGATCCCCAAGAGGATGTACCAGTTGATGTTATTGTTATAGTACCAGTACTATACGAACTAGTAGTTGTATAGTTATATAGTGGCGCAGAAACTTTGGAGTTAACAGTGAGTGTCATTAGCCCGCCAAGTGTGCTTTTAATTCTGTAAAGCCGCCAATTAACTGTTCGTCAATAAAAATTTGTGGAACAGTTCTAGCGTTTGGTACTGCTTCTAATAGTTCTTCTTTTGTATACCCATCTCCGATTTTCTTTTCTTCAAATGGGATACCTTTTGATTTTAATAATGCCTTTGCTTGGTCGCAATAAGGACAGTTATACTTACTCCATAAAATTGCTTTCATTTTATAACTCCGGTAGTTCTTCATAACTAACGTTATCGCTCATTACGCCGATAACATAATTAGTTGATTCAGTTTCTTGTAATGCTGATTGTTTCTTGTTGATATTTACGTGCTTGTTAAACCAAGGTATTGGACTCTGGCGCGGATGTTCTTCTTGGTACTTAATACCAATTTCTTTTAAACGAGTAAACGCTGTGTAGTCAACAAAGTCTTTTAGAATCTGTGCGTTAAGACCAATAACAACACCTTTGCTGAACAAATAATCTGCCCATGCTTTTTCTTCACGGATCACATCCATATACATTTGGTAAACTTCTGCTTCGCATTCGGCCTTGGCTTTAACAAAACGCTCGTCATCCTTGACTACATTATTGATAATCCAAGCAGTCCATTCTGCGTGTAGGATCTCATCTTGTAGGATTAAACTGATAATGTTTCCATTCCCAATGTAGATCTTGTTTTCAACCATAGCAAGACTTGTAGCAAATGACACCATAAAGCGGAATGCTTCTAATGCGTAACTGGCATTAAGTGCTAGCCAAATTGCCTTGATGTGTTCGTGTTCATCAACCTGAAGATCTGCTTCAATAGAACAATTTAGTTTATGTAGTTTTTCGTAATAATAGCCAATGTTAGAGGCCATGTTTACGATTTCTGCGGTGTCGTGAATCTTATTAAATTCTTCTTTAGGAACACCATATACATTACGAATGATATGACTGTAACTTTTACTGTGAATGTTAGTTTCAAAGAATGACCAGTTACTTACTAAGGCTTCCAATTCTGGAATCGATATGACTGGTCCAAAAACCTGCGCCGGCGCACGACCCTGAATGGAGTCCAAAGCAGTCTGGCGCAGAAGATTACTAGTAAAAATATGCTTAACCGCATCACTTGCCTCCTTGTGATCAATCTTATCTTTGGTGAGACTAATTTCTTCTGGTACCCAAAAGAAACCACGTGCTAGTTCTTCAAACTTCTGAAGTTTAGGATATTTTACTTCCTCAAATCTTTGAACTGTAACAGGGCCTGCTTCGTCCAGAAACATTTTTCTTTTGAGGTAATTAGTTTGACGACTAATGTCGTATTGTGCTTTTGACATTTATATCTCTTTTAAAGTTTGCAAGACTCACAGCCATCGTCTAATTCTTCATAAATTATAACGTTGTCTGCGGCATTGATACTATGACCGTTAATTCCATTTACTAGTGGAATAGCGTTAGTATTAGTGACACTTACTTTAGATCCAACCTTATTGATTAGACTATAGTATATTGTTTTTATCCCCCACTTGTAGGCAAGCATTAAATTCTTGGCTACAGTTGTTCCAGGGACTTTACCATTTTCAAAGAAAGCAGGATTATAGAATGTGTTTGTGCTTAGACTTTGATCAATATAAGCGGCTAGTACTGCGGCCGTTTTTAGATAATCAACACAATCTGTTTGTTCCCACATTAATTGGTAACGGTTTTTAAGGCGACGATATTCAGGTACTACCTGTACAAATGATCCAGCCTTTGATTCTTTTACCGAAATTAATTCCATTGGCATTTCAATACCGTTGGTACTGTTCAATACTACTGAACTAGATTCAACTGGTGCTACAGCCATTAGTGTAGCATTTCTAATTCCGTATTTCAAGAGATCTTCACGCAAAGGTTCCCAATCTAGGCTAGGAGTAAAATCAGTTAATTCATTTACACCAGAACTTCTACGTTCCCAAGGAAATACACCTTTACCATAATAGGTATATTGGCTACGGTCACATGCTCCACGTTCTCGAGCAAGTTCTACACTTGTTTCAGTTAGGAAGTAGGCTTGATGTTCCATCCATTTTTTAACTTCGGCTAATGCTTCAATAGTTCCGTATTTGAAATTACGTTTAGCATGCCAGTAGGCTAAATTGGTAATACCAACACCCAATGGTTCAAATTCTTTATTTGCCAATTTGCTTTGAATAGATAAGAAATCTTGATAACTTAACAAATTGCTCAGTGAACGCACCAATACACGACAGGCCTTACGCATCTGTTGTGGATTATTAAATGCTCCCCAATTTATGCTTCCAAGTGTACATAGGGCAATACGTCCATTAGGGTCTTCGATCCTTTGGAAAGGTCGTGTGGGCAATAATATTTCTTGACATAGGTTGCTTTGATAGATTGGATCAACTGTTGTATCAAACGGTCCTTGATTAATGACGTTGTCGATATTGACCAAATAGATTCTACCTGTGTCAGTACGTTCTTTAAGTATACCGTTTTTAAATATCTCATCTGCTGATACGACTTTCTTTTTAATTGTCGGATGCTTTTCATAATTTAGGTACAACTTTTCAAACTCGTCACTATTTCTGTAGTATGCTTCATATAGATCTGGAACTTCGTGAGGATCGAATAATGTAATATTTTCACCTTTGCGATATCTGTTCCAAAACATCTTATTAACTACGACAGAATAATCCATTTGACGTACACGAGTTTCTTCTGTACCTTGATTGTTCTTTAATACAATAAGGTCTTCAAATTGATAATGCCAGATGGGAAAAGTAACTGTACAACTAGCATTACGAATACCGCCTTGCGAACATGATCTTAAATCAGCAAACCATTTCTTCAAGAATGGTATCATACCCGTATGTTTGATTTCACCGTTACGAATCGGAGCACCTAAGGGGCGAATTCGACCAATTTCGAGACCAATTCCGGCTCGTTTTGAAGCATATTTGGCCATCATTTCGCCTGCGGCAAAGATGCTATCTAGTGTGTCGTCAGCACTAATAAGAACGCATGAACTAAATTGTTTAGTAGTCGTGCCCAGACCGGCCAGGACAGGAGTAGCAAGAGTAAAGTGACCATCACTCGCGCATTCGTAATATTCTTTAACATATTTTAATCTAGTCTCCTTTGGTTCGTTATGAAATGCTGTTGCGGCGGCTACAGCATAGCGCACCTGTGGAGTTTCATAAATTTTACCAGTTGCTCTATTTTGTACAAGATATTTCTCTGCCAATTGAGCAATAGCGGCGTATGTGTACTCTTCATCTTTAGAATGATCTAAAAACAAGTCGATAATATTCCACTCATCTTCAGTGTACCATTCTAATAGTTCAGGAGTATACATTCCTGCTTCGATATTTGTTTTTATAATAGTATATAATTTAGGAGGTTCATAGTCTCCATATACTTCTTTGCGTAGCATAGATACTTTTTGTCTACCTGCTACGTACTGATAATTTACATTATTGATCTCTGGGTTTTCTGTTTCGTCGATTAGATCAACCATTGCCTTAAGAAGCAATTCGTCGATGGTTTCGGTGGTCATACCATCATGTAATTCGATCTGTGCTTTAATTTCGATCATGGACTGACTAACACCGTCAATCCCTCTACATGCGTTTGCTACTTGTCTTTGAATCTTTGAAACATCTAATGGAACCCTTTCACCACTACGTTTAACTACTGTAATCATTATTGTTTTCCACCTGTGTTATTGTTATTATATACTGCTGAGCCGAACATCTCGACTATAAAAAATCTGTTCTAGGATGATATTTACCTAGGCCTTTCAAGGACCACTAGATTTTCTAGTCGAAATGAGTCAGGTACAACTGTAGATTTTACAGGTCTTTCATCCTCGTAATTTAAAATCCATTCATCATCAATTGATACTACATTATATACTAACTTTTGATTATTGTCTACTAAAGTTCGTAGATGGATTTCTGAATTGGCATAATTTTCTGTGTACTTTAATGTCCAACCGATCATTAATGCTTTAGTGAAATCGTCATACTTATTATGTACTATGATTTCCCAAGGAGTTAGCCACGCCTTCTGATTAAATGGATCTATTTGATTGTTATATGGCACGTAGGGAGCATTGTGCCAGAATTGAACGACATCGAGTAAGGGATCGTTAGACATGTCTAACTTATCCCTAAATTCTTTCCAAGTGCTCAACCTCTCGTCCGGAGATTGTTTAAACATTGATACCTTACTGTACTGTTGAAATTGTTAATGATAATGTGCCAGAAACATTACTGCCGCTAGCACGACTTCCTAAAATTTGTAAGACGCCGTTAGTAATTGCCGCTGAGAAAACAATTTCCCCAAATGTTCCATCACTAGTATCACCTGTAAAACTAAATTCTTCTTTTACTGATACTGTTGTTGATTTAGAATTGATAAACAACTTACCCATTCTAACGTCCCCACTTACCAAAGTATACACATAATTAACTAGAAGAGCAAGACTTGTTCCAGAATAAGGAATGGTTGCTAATGGTAAAATTCCATTTTGTGTATTATCGTTAATTAGGATATTTTGTTTGAAAGGTAGTCTGTAATCCCATTTGAAAGCGCATCCTCCAACATCAACTAATGGCAACATTGTAAATGTTGTTGGATTGACATGGTAAGAATAACTTCCATCTGAATTTGAAACAGCCTGTATGTCATAGACTCTTTCAAAATTGTCATTAATACTTTCTCCCCCTGCGCTCTTCATTGTTAGGATAGGGGTAACTGAATTGCCTACATTATCTACTCCAACTGATCTATAGGTATTGTTCATAGATAAAATATTTGTAAGGGTAGAATTAGTTGCTGTAGTTCCTACGTAAATTGCTTCATA